AGGGCGTCCGTGTCCGCCTGCGCGGCCTGCGTCTCGGTCAGCAGCTCGGCCAGGGTGGGGTAGTGGTAGCCGGAGAGCCAGATGTCTACGGTGTAGCCGCCGGTATTTATGTCCGACCCTGCTAATTCAAAGTGCAGGGTCCCGTCCGGTCGGAAAGTCGTGTTGGATGCAAAGATTCCATCGCCCTTGCCGAAGTTGTGGTTGACCGTGCCGCCTTTTGCGATGTCTACTTCTTCACCGTATGTTCGGCCACTGTCGTTGTACCTCGACTTAACGTGCACATAGTCAAGGCCGTCTGGCATTTTGATGTCGTAGGAACGCCACCTTTTTCCGGTTTCCACGTGGTGGTTCCACACCAGCCGGGGCTCCGACTTTACCGCCACACTGGCCGCGATGGTGTCATACAGCGTCTTGCCGCTCAGGGTGCCGTCCGCAGCGATGTCCAGATAGTCGCCCACCTTCACGCCGCCCAGCGTGCTGACTGTAGCAGCGGGCAGGCTGTACGGCGTGCCGAATTTCGCGTCCGCCTCTGCCTTGGTATAAAAGCTCCCGCTCTCCACGCCCGCGATGGCGGCGTCCAGGGCGTCGAGTTTGGTGTGCAGCTCAGTGGACAGCTGGGTCATTATGGCCAGCGCTTGCGCCTGCAGCTGGGCCGTGGGGATGCCCTTGACCCCGTCCCGCATGACGCCGCACACGTCCTCGTCCGCGCGGGTGTCGGTGATGTCGGCGGCGGTGACCTCGGTGCTGCCCGCCGGGCGGCGGATGTCGGCCAGGCACAGGTCGTACACCAGTGCGGTGCGGGTGATCTCCGGGGCCGTGGGGCTGGCGCTGTCCGGGGTGCCGGTCAGCACGGTCAGGCTGGTCTTTTTGGCGGCTGCGTCGTACCGCAGCACCAGCCGGTCGATGCGGCTGCGCACAGTGTCGGCGGCGGTCAGGGTGACCTTCTCCGGCTGCTCCAGGATGATGCTGCGGCCCCGGAACCGGGCCGGACGCACCCATGCCTGCCCGGCGCTGACGGTCACGGTCAGGTCGCCGTTTGCGGTCACGGCAAAGTCCTCGTCTGCGCTGTATACGCCGCTCAGGCGGGTGCTGAGGTACCCGGAAGCGTCGTCGGCGTCGTAGGTGATGCCGTTTTCCGGGTAGGTGATGATATCGGCCATAAGCCCTCCTTTACGTCTTGTGCCAGCTCGGTGTGCCCAGCCGGATGGTCCGGGTGGTGCCGCTGGACTGGCTCTCGGTGATGATGTCGGCCACCCGCACCATGGCGGTGTAGCCCAGCTGGGGCAGGCTGACGCTCAGCACGTCGCCCACGGCCAGCGTGTCATCGTCCACGTCAAACTCGATGCTGCCGGTGCGCAGCTGGGCCAGCAGTTTCTGCCCGCCCCGGTCGGCCAGCTTGTCGAGATACGATTGGCTGGCGGTGGTCTCGCCCTTTTCTTTGTCGGGCTGGATGTCGCGGGCGTCGATGTAGATCTCCCGCCGGTCGGCTCCGGTGCTGTCTACATCGCCTACCCAGCAGGTGGCCCGCTGGCTGCCCTCACCGGCCCCCTGCACAAGGGCCACGTTGGCGTAATCGGTATCGGCAAAGGACCAGCCCGCGTTGAGCAGATTGCCCCACTTGGGGCTGTACCGGTTGTTGGGGTCGAAGGTGGGCCGGAAGCACTCGAACAGCAGCTTTTTGTTGTCGCCGCTGCCGTCCAGCACGATGCGGAAACCAAGGTCGCACGCCTGCCCGATGGTCTGGCAGTAGGCAAAGACAGTGCCGCCGGAGGTCTGCTTGTCAAAGGTCGTGTCGAAGCCGTACTCGGTGCCCAGCTCCAGGCGCGGCCACGGCTTTGCCGCCGCCACAAGGCTGCGCATGGCGGCCTCCGCGTTCTGTCCCTTGATGACGGCCGCGCTGGCCCGCTTGGTCAGCAGCCAGGTGGCCGGGTAGCCGCTCACCACGAGGTTTGCGTCCTCGTTCTGGTTGGCCCTGCCGCAGATCCGCATCGGAATGCGGGGCGTCTCGTCGCTGCGCACCAGCCACCGGCCCTCCTGCAAAAGCTGTAGGTTCTCGGTGGTCGGCCTTACCTCAAGGGTAAAGCCGCCCTCGGAGTAATAGGGGCTGTCCCAGTAGAGGGACACCCACACGTCCACCCAGCCCACACGGACAAGGGTGTCGGCCTCTAAAACGTCTATTCTCATAGCGGTTCGGGCAGGATGCCCGCCTCCATCGGGTAAAAGCTCACGGATGCCTGCAGGTAGCCGGAGCCAGACTCCGCCTGCATACTCAGTACGTTATCGCCGGGCTGCAGCTCGGTGAGGGTGCTGTCCTCGTCCAGCTTTGCAAAGATGTTCTCGGTCACGCCTTCCCGGGTCAGGGTGCAGGCCAGCCGGTCAGAGGTGCTGCGGTAGATCTCCAGCCTGTCGCCGTCCTGTAAGGTCAGGTCAAAGCCGATAAAAGCCCCGGTGCGCAGGTCTACCACGCGCGGGTGCACCACCGGCATGGTGCTGCGCAGGGTTGCCGTAAAGGGCACCGGCAGGCTGCCGGGGTTGCGCAGCACTGCCGCCTCGCCGTCCTGCCGGATGCCGTAGGTGTGGGAATCGTAGCAGACGGGAAAGGTAAACGCTGGCTGGTAGCCGCCCAGCACGCGGGCCGTGGCGGTCAGACCGTACCAGTAGGGCTTGGGGCTGTACAGCATCAGCTCACAGCGCGGCTCGGTGTAGCTGGAAAAATAGGGCGTTTTCTGCACCACGAAGCGGGTGAAGTAGGCGTCCCCGAAGTACATCGTGCCGGTGGTGTAATAGGGCAGCTTGCGGGCGAAATTGCGGGCAGTGTCGAGGGCGCGGTTGCCCCAGAACACGACGCTCAGGGTGCGGGACACGCCTGCCACGCTCTGCCGCTCGACCGTGGTGCCGGTCTGGTTGATGCCCTGCGCGGTCTGGATATCCACATCCACGCCGTTCAGCGGGTCGAGGTTGTAGGGCGCGTTGTAGTCCCAGCCCAGATGCAGGACGGCACCGGCGTCTGTGACCAGCTTTAAGTGATCCTTAAAAAGCATTGGTGTCCTCCTTTCATCGTCTCTGGGCCTTGGCGCGGTCGGCTTCCCAGCGGGCTTCCCGCTGCAGGTCGGCAGCGGTCTGAGCCTTCGAGTAGATGTTCTGGGTGATGTTGGTGTCGCCCTCGCGGTGGTAGGTGTTGGCGGCTGCGGCCACACGGGCCGTGCCGGACGCCGCCACGGTGCTGCCCATCTGCATATTGTCCGAAAGGACCAGAGCCCCGGCCTGCCGGATCATGTCGGCAAGGGCGGCGTTAGTCTGCGTCAACGCTTTGGTGTTGGCGTTGATGGCGTCCTCCAGGCTGCCGGTGCCGGTGGAGATGTCGATGTCTCCGCTGATGCCGCCGGAACCAGACCCGCCGGAAGCGCTGCCACCGCCGGTGCTGGGCGGGCTCTTTCTGGAGGCACCGAGGCTTGCGCAGATGGCCGCGATGGCCACGCCCAGCGCCACGGCAGCACCCGCCACGATCACGCCCATGGGGATGCCGAACACGGTCGCATTCAGGGCGGAGGCGATGGCGGTCATCATGCCCTCAAAGGCCGCACCGATGGTGCCCACCATGGAGCCCACGCCCGCGTAGATGGCGGGGAAACTGGACAGCAGCCCGCCGGACAGGCCCTGGCTGATGGCCAGCGCGGCGCTGCTCAAGGGTGCTTTCAGCCCCTGGAAGATGCCGGTGAGCTGGGTGCCGAGGTTCTTGGCCTGCGTCCAGACCTCGCCAAAGCCGGAGGTCAGGCCCTTGCAGATCTGGGCACCGATGTCGATGCCCTTCTGCACGAGGGCTGTCTGAGCGTTGCCCAGCGCCTCGTTGAGCTTGTCCACCAGACCGAGGGCAAAGCTGTTGACCTGCTTTTTCTGGTCGGCGGTCAGGCCGCCGTAGATGGCATTCGCCGCCCACAGGCCGATGGACTTCCAGTCCTTGTTCTTGACGGCGGTATAGAGGCTGTCGAAGGTGCCCAGCAGGCCGGTGTCGGCGTGGGTCTGCAGCTCCTTCCACAGGTCATCGAAGCTCTTGATGGACGCCTCTTTGGTGGTCTCGGCCACCTCTTCGGTGCCGTCGGCGGCAATGGTCTTGACCCGCTCCACCGTGACGAGGGCACCGTCCACCACGTCGTCGTAGGTCTCGGTGATGACCTTCTTCTGGGTCTCGGTGCCATCGGTCAGGGTCTCGGTCACCGTCTTGGTGCTGGTCTGGATGCCGTCCACGATGCCGGAGGTGGTAGCGGTGACAGTCTTGGCCACCTCCCGCGCCGTCTCCATGGTCTGCTTGACGGTCTTTTTGCCCTTCTCGTCCACCTCGGTGATGGTCTTGATGTCCTTCAGAACGCCCTCCACCATCTGGCGGGAAGTCTCGGTGATGACCTGTTTTTGCTGGGTCTTGCCGTTGGACAAAGTCTCGGTGATGTTTTCGGTGGTGCGGGTGATCTTGCCGTCGATCTCGGTCGTGGTGTCCGAGATGGACTTGACCACCTCGGCAGCAGCTTCCTTCGTGGCCTTGCTGGCTTTCTTGGCTCCGCTGGCGATGGCCGGGTAAGGATTCGCAGCTGTCTGGCTCCCGGCGCGGCTGCTGCCGTTGCCGGAGCTGCTTGTGCCCTTCGGCACCCATCCGTTGTCATCGTCCCATTCGAGGTCTTTGTGGGAGTTGTCCCACTGCTTTGCGCTCTTGCGCTGATTATAGTTGTTGATGGCGTTGTTGTAGGCGGTGTTATAAGCATCCGCCGCAGCACCGATGCCGTTCTTCAGGTTGGCCAGTGCTGCCGCTGCTCCTTCAATTTTTGCAACCAGATCATTGATCCAGTCCACCACCGTGCCGATGGCGCTCTGGGCAATGTTTTTGACCGTGCTGAATGCGGAGTTTACTGTGTTGCGGAAGGTCTCACTGGTCTTGTAGGCCGTCACAAGGCCGGTTGCCAGAGCCGCCAGTGCGGACACAAGCAGGGCCACCGGGTTCGCGGAGATCACCGCATTCAGGGCGGCCTGTGCCAATGCCAGACCGGTGGCTCCCGCCTCAGCGGCGGCGTTGGCTGCGGTCATGGCCGTGGTTGCAACGGTGTGCGCGACCTCGGCAGCAGTGGCAAGCGCCACATATCCCTTGTAAGCCAGGAACGCCGCGCCCGCAGCCGCGACCACCGACGTGGCAATGCCGATGGTGTCCTTGAGCTGGGCCATCTTCTCGTCGCTGTCGAGGAAGGACGTTACCACCTCGTTGAGCTTCACCACAAGGTCACCCAGCGCCGCAAACAGCCCGCTGGTCAGTTCGCCGGTCAGGGCGGCCACGTTATCCTTCAGGGTGGACATGCGGCCGCTGAAGGTCTGGCTGGCTTCCAGCATGCCGTTGTAAAACTGCCCGCCCTCACTGGTGGCGGCCTTCACTGCATACTGCAGCTCTTCAAAGCTGACCCTGCCGTCCGAGATGCGCTTGTACAGGTCGGACATGCTCTCACCGGTGGCGTCACAAATCTGGTTCAGCGGGTTAAAGCCCGCGTCGATCATCATGTTAACGTTTTCCAGCGTGACCTTCTGGGCACTGGACATTTTGCCGTAGGCACGCACCAGCGTCTGCAGCTTGTCCGCATTGCCAAGGGAGATATCGCCCAGCTGCTGCAGCACGCCGGTGGTGTCATCGGCGGCAACGCCGAACTGCAACAGGGTCTGGGTGCCCTCGGTCAGGTCGGACAGGGCAAAGGGCGTGGAAGCCGCCATCTTGCGCAGCTCTGCCAGCTTGGCAGCGGCCAGCTCCTCGTTGCCCAGCATGACCTTGAAGTTGGTCAGGTAGCTTTCCATGCTGGCGTTGTAGTCCACGCCGCTCTGGACCACCTTGCCCAGTTCCGATGCGGCCTTTTTTGCAAAGTCCGCGATCATGTTTCCGGCGGCAACGGTCCATTTGCTGGTGCTCTTTTCCGCCGGGTCGCTGTTGAGCCTTACCTCACCGGTGATGCTGAAATCTGCCACTTGTGTCCACCTCTCATTCAGAGCGCGGGCACAAGGGCACAGGCTTTACAGTTTGATCTCTACCTCCCGTTTGCAGGAGGGATTTTTGCATTTGACCCACACGCCGGATGCCGTGGCCGTGCGCACCGCCCACACGGGCAGAGGCCTGCCGCAGTAGGGGCAGGGCACCGGCACCCGCTCAGCGCCGGAAGCGGGCCAGGAATGCCGCGTCATGTTCGGCAACGGTCTGGGCAACGGCGGCACCCCCTCTCAATGCGGCAGGCAGAGCAAAGCGCTCCTTCAGCGCGGCATAATGCTCCCGCATGCTGCCCTCGTAGTCGGCAAGGTCCAGCGTGCGCCAGTTTATGATCTTGGCCATGAGGGTATCTTCCGGCAGGGCGGCAAACAGCGCCCGGAACCGGAACCAGTGCATCTTTTCGGTGGTCAGGTCGATGCCGTAGGCCTGCTGGAACGCTGCCACGATGTAGGGCGCGTCACACCGGTAGTCGAACGCCGGGCCGGTGTCGGGCCTGCTGGCAGGCTTTGCCGCTGCTGGCTCTGCGGCCTGTTCTCCGGCAAGATAAAAGTCGATGACGCCCTGCCACAACTCCACAAAGACACGGGGGATATAAATCCCGGTGTAGACTTGTTGACACAGCTGCCGGGCAAAGGCTTCCGGGTCCGCCTCCACCTCGCCATGGCTGTAAGCAGAGGACAGCCGCACCATGTGCCGGAAGTCCGGGTCGATTTTCTGCCCGTGCCACACGGTGGGCAGGGCGTCCGTCAGCAGGTCAGTCATCCAGCGCCGCCAGCTCTGCCAGCAGGGCCTTGCGGCGGGCGGCCTTGTCCACCCGCTCCACCATCCGGGCGGCGGGCGGCTGTGCCGGGAAGCTCACAGGCTGCTGGCTGACGATGCGGCCCGCCGTCTGGGTGCGCTGCTGCGCTTTTGCCGCTGCCCGGCGCTGCTTCCGGTTCATGGGCTGGGGCTTGGGGATGCGGCTGGTATAGCGCTGCTTTTCGGCCATGCAGGCCTCGTTGATGGCGTCCAGCACGTCATAGATGGGCGCTGCATTGTTTTCATCCAGACCCAGCCGGGCAGATGCGCCCGCGCCAAGGATCTCGTCAATGCAGGCCATCACGAGACGCGCCTGTGCACGCATATGGTCGCCCAGACGCACGCCGCCGCGGTTGAAGCGTTCCTCTTCGGCCCGGCCCGCCTGCTGCATCCGCTCGTTGGCATCCTCAAAGCGGTCCATGTCGTTGGCGTTCAGCACGGAAAAGTTGAATTCCTGTCCACAAATAACCATTGTATGGCTCCTTTCGTTGGGCCGTGCCCCGGTTCTGCCCCGGAGGAATAAACTTAATTCACGGCATAAAAAATCCCCGTTCCGGGTATGGAGCGGGGACTGTGTTTGAAAAAAAATCAGCCCTTGACGGCCTTTGCAGGCTCAGCGGACTGGGTGGCGGGATTGTAGTCAAACGTTCCCGGCACGCCAATGCTCTTGACGTCGCAGGCAAAGGTGGCCGGGGAACCGGCGGCACCGCCCACGTCGCTGGTGACGACCAGCGTACAGCTGCCCTTCTCGCCCTTGCCGGTGCGCAGGCTGAAGTAGATGTACGGCACAATGACATCGCTGCCGGTGCCGAACACGATCTTGCGGGACAGCAGGAAATCCTGGAACGCGTCACCCACGCAGCGGTTGCCGTTCACCGACAGGGTGCGCTGCACAGCGCTCTTGGTGTCGGTGGGGCCGGTGCGGATGAAGGTGTCGGAGTTGGTGGAGGCATTCAGCGCACCGCTGTGCTCCTTGACGTGGTCGGCGCAGACGATCCAGGCGGATTCCTTGGTCTGCTTGGCGCTCTCGGTCTGGACGGCAAACACGAAATCGTCCGCCGTCTCGATGCCAGTATAGGACGCACTGGGCGTGATGCCGGACTTGGTAATGGCTTCTGCTACGGTCATAGCAAAACTCCTTTCATTTGGGCTGGTAGTAGGTCAGGCGCAGCTGCATCTGCATCCGGCAGCTGCCCGCGCTGCTGGTGACGATGTAGCCGGTGGAGGTGACGGACACGCCGAGGGGCTGGCGGGGCGCTTCCAGCGCGGGGAGGTGGCGGCAGTCGTTCTGGGCCATCACCCAGTCGGTGAGCTGCTCAAAAAAGCCGCTGTTCTGCACGGTGAGCACGTCCGCCTCGCCGTACTCCCGCCGGGACAAAAACAGGTAATTCTTTGCCATGTCCCGCCCGGAAAAATACTCGGTGATCACCGGGTCGCCGGGGCTGTCCTCGATGGAAAAGGCGGTGGCGTCCTCATCCAGCCCCGCAATGCGGAACGCGGCCCCGGCGGCCTCCTGCTCTTCGGCGATGAGCGGGCAGCTCTTGAGCCACGCCCGCAGGGCGGCAATGGTTGGCTTCTCGCTCATAAGTGTCCCATCCCTCCCCAGAAGGTCGTGACGGTACGCGCACCGTAAAGGGCGAGGTGCTCTCCGACGTCTGCCAGTGCTCGCTGGCCCCAGTAGGAGCCGCGCAGACCGGTCTCTCCGTGCAGGCAAGTGCCTTGCTCATGCAGGTAATACTGCTTGCGTGCATAGGGTGTGTCATACACCAGCAGGCCCTCGTCGTACTTGCTGGCGAGGTTCACGCTGTTCTTCAGGGTGCCGGTGTCAAAGGGCACATAGCTGTCGATCAGCTTGGCCGCCTCCTGTGCAAGGGCGTACTGTGCCTTTTGCAGGGCGGCGGTTTTCTCCGCACCGAAGTCCGGCCGCCACGACAGCTGCATCTGGATGCCGTCTGTCTGATACCGGAACCCATCCGGCGGGTCAAACTTCGGTTTTGCCGACGGGGCAACGGGCCCGAACGGGATCATTTCGCTCATGGTCTCAGCTCCCTTCCACATGCCAGTGCGGCAGCAGCGGTTCCCGGTTGTCCGAGATTGCCGACACGGTGCAGCACAGGTGCGTTTTTTCGAGGTGCGCGTATTCTTCGGCGGTCAGGGTGGGCACAGCGCCCTGCACCAGCTTCCAGCCGCGTTTCAGCGTCCAGTGCCTGCGCTTTTCGGCGGCAGGCAGCGCCGCCCACTGCACATAGGGCAGGTAGCCCAGGGTGCACACGCTGGCCGGGATGCGGATGTGGGTGGTGCGTTCGGGGTCCTTGCTGGTGCCGGTGCCGGAGGTGTCCAGCTTCTCCCGCCAGCTGCAGGCCGGGAAGGCCCAGCACTTGGGCGTGTCGGTGTCGGCCTTGGGGTCATGGATAAGGTTCACCACGGTAACGGTCGTGGTCATCTCATTCAATCCCCCTGTACAGCAGGCCGTGGGGGTCCGCCCCGAGGGCGGCTTCCAGCACATGCCAGGCTTCAAAACGCACGGCAGCGGACAGGCTTGTGTTGGCCGCAAAGGTCACAGCATAGCCGTCATTGGAGACGCTCTGTGCGCCCGGTGCAGCACCCACAGCCAGCTGGGCAGCCAGCAGATCCACGATCTGGGCGCAGGCATCCGCCAGCATCTGGCGGCAGCTCTCGCACACGGCGGCATGGGGCTCCGCCTTGCCGAAGGTCGCGCTGTCGATGAGCCGGGACGCCCTGCTGCACAGCACCCCGAAGGCCGCCTCCGGCACCGTACCGCCCGCCGCCGTGTACTGGTCATAGGTGCAGTAGTTCATGGGCGGGGCCCTCCTTACGCTTCGATGCGCTTGATGTACAGGGTCTTGGGCTTGGACACCTTGATGCCGTACACCTTGCGGCCCTGCACAGCGGACGCGCCAATGTACTTGCCGGAGCCGCCCAGATCCTGCAGGTGCACGGGGGTCTGCCACTCCATCACACGGTGGCACCAGTTGGGGTGGCCGCAGATGAACTCGGTGGTAGTTTTCTTGGTGCTGACACGGGTGGTGTTCTCGAAGTCCATGTTGTTGGATTCGTACACCGCAAAGCCGGCGATCTGACCCACCGCACCGGTCTGCACCAGCTGCTGGGACAGGTCACCCTGCTTGATGAACTTGTCATCCTGCATGAGGATCTCCAGATACTCAGGGCTGACGATCATAAAGCGGCCGGTCTGGGGCACGCCGTTGCGGCTCAGGGTGCGCTTGGCGGCCAGAGCCTCTTTGTAGGCGGTGGAAGCGGTGCAGGCGGTCTTGGTGGCGCTGATGGTAGCACCGGTTGCACTCTGCAGCGCCTCGATGGACTTCTTGTCGATGGACAGGGCCATGGAGTAGGCGGCGCTGTCCAGACGCTCGGCGGTGATGCCGTCGGGCACGGATGCAGCGTCAAAGCCGTCGATGATCTCATTGACAGCCTCGTCGTTGTCGATGTCCAGATCCAGATAGGTGGTGGTGCCGGCATCGGCATCCACGCCGTTTGCCTTGTCGTATGCCTTGACGGCCACCTCGGTGTCACGCACCGGGATCTTGACCTTGCCGGCCTTGGGGCTGCCCTCGTAGCGGGTGTTGAAGATCGCACCGTCACGGGTAACCAGAGTGGCCCGCAGCTTTGCGTCTACCAGAGCGGAATACCGCTCCTGATTTGCATGTGCCATGTTGAACTCCTTTCGTTTTACAGGTTCAGTTCGGGATTCAGGGACTTAAAGGCGGCTTCCACACCATTGGATTCGTTGGCGGGCGGTGCGCCATGCTCAGCGCCGGTAGAGACCACGGCCACGCCGGCGGCACCGTCTTCACCAAAGGCCCAGGGGTTGGCCTTGGCAGCGTCGTCCAGAGCCTTGTCAATGTCGGCGCTGCGGTCCTTGGAGCCCTTCAGAGCGTCCAGATCCAGCAGGGCACGCACCGCCTTGACGCTGCGGCCCTTCTTGCCCAGGATGGCAGTGTTCAGGGCGCTGTCAAAGGCAAAGCCGTCCGCCTGGGCCTTCATGTCCGCCTGCAGCTTGGTCAGCTCGGCCTCGTACTCCTCGGGCTTCTTCTTGCCTTCAAAGGCTTTCAGGCCGTCCTGGGCGGTCTTGAGCTGGGCGTTTGCGTTGTCCAGCTGGGCCTGCAGGGCAGTGGCGGCGGCCTTTTCGCGGTTGACGTCGTTGCCGTTCTCCTGCATGATCCAGTTCAGCTGTTCCTCGGTAATGCCGGGGATCTTGTTCTTCACATCTTCACGTTTCATGGTGGAAAAGCTCCTTTCTGTGGGGAAAACCTCGGTTTGGTGACACGGTTCTCCGTCCGTGTTCGGTTGTGGGCGGGGTACGCGCCGCCCTCCGCATGGTGCCGCTTGCGGGAGTTGAACCCGCCGCCCCCGGATTAAAAGTCCGGTGCTCTGCCAACATGAGCTAAAACGGCATGAAAAAACCACTATGAAGCCTTTTTCTGGGCACATAGTGGTTAAAATGGGGGATTTCTGTGAATGACTTTTACGGCTTCACCTCCACACTGGGCAGGATGTCAGTGTGGAAATAGAGCTTGTAGTGGTAGGGGTCGGTATGGGTGCCGGTGATGTCCTCCACCACATACATGGTGTAGTCGTTCAGGTAGATGTAATTCTTGCGGTAGGTATCCGGGCCGACCTTCACCGTGCAGACCAGCTCGTTGTTATCGTTATTCGAGATGGACATATAGCCCTCGGCTTCCAGAATGACCTTGTCGGTGCGGGCATTGTAGACGGTGATCTTGCGCTCACTCTCAAAGTAATCTGCCTGCTTGGAAATATTGGCGTTTGCCTTGTCGGCTTCCGAACAACCGCACAGCAGGATGGATGCTGCCAGTGCAAGAGCGAGAAGAATCTTTTTCATAGTTCGTTCCTTTCTGAAAAATGAGTAAAAGAAAACCACCGTCCGGGTGGATGGTGGTCATTTGATATTGGGCGGAAGCTGGTCAAGCTCTTTCAAGATACTGTAGCAGTCACGAACGTACATCTGCCGGTGGACAGTTCTGTCCCACCCGTCGTAAAATGAGTTACAGATATCATCATATGCCGGATCCATCGGAGTTTCCAGAAGAACTTGCTGCATTTCTTTAATTTCCTGCTCTGTGTAGGAATGTTTATTCGTAGAATTTGGCACCATTTTTCTGCAACTCCTTTATGCAGTCCGAAATAACGCCCTCTGCCTTTTCAAGAACCTGCTCATCCGTCAGCGTGGATTTGAGCAATTTATCAATCGCACAATCCATCTGCCGAATGACTTGTTTTGCAGAGCTTTCTTCAAAAGCCGAGGTCTTTTCTATTGCGTAAATATGCCCATCGTGTCCGAGAGCGGTAAGCAATTTCAAATTTGAGTTTCGCACAAATTGCCGAAGATCACCATTTGAAAAATTGCCGCACGCAGGATGGGTGTGAATCGCAATATAGGGAACATCTGGGTTTGGCAGCTGAACAGAATGCCCACCCGACAAACCAATGATATCCTTGGTCATTGGCTTCATCTTGATGTCGAACACTCTGCCCACCTCAACGTTTTCCCGCTGCTTTGAAGCAACCATGAGAAGGCGCTTGTGGGCATTTTTCAGCTGTTGTTGTCCGGCGGCATCCAACGTGTCGCAGCTGAATGCCTTAATGTTTGCGATTGACTGCATTGTAACAGGTTTCGCCTTTGTGTTCAAGCTGCTATACGTAGAAGATGCTTTCCGGGCCTGTGCACTCGCCTTGCTAGCTTCACTCCGGCCAAACTTGGGCACGCTGACCCGGGCACTGTCTACCCGCCAGCCGGTGGCCTTGGCAAACTCGCTCAGGCTCTGGCGGGCTGCTTTCAGGCGCACGGCGCTGTCGGTGGTGTCAGACCCGGCGGCACTCTCGGCCAGATACCGCTTCTTCCATTTGCGCACGTTCCGCTCCCGGGCACGCTGCATCTGGTTGACCTCGTACTGGGTGTACAGTTTGCCGTTGTACTCGATGTTCCGGGCGTTCAGCTCCTGCAGGCTCTCCTCCGTCCAGGTGGGCGGGTCGCCCAGCTCAGGGAATACGGCAAAAAAGGTGTGGCGGCAGTTCCAGCCGCAAAGCCCAGCGCCGGTTCCGTAGCCGGTGGCCTGCTCAAAGTCCGGGTAATGCTTGCCCAGGTAGTCCACAGCCCCGCCCCGATGGAAGCGCCGACCCTGCCACTCGGCGTGACTGGGGCGGGCACCACCGTGGGCGCTGGTCTCAACGAACTCCACGTTCATTTCGTCCATGCGGGCTTCCTGCAGCTTGCCTGCGGTCTGGTTGACACCGGTCAGCACCGCCCGGCGGGCCGCAACTTCCAGCGAATCTGTGTGGCCGCTGGGGTAAGTGATCTCCGGCATCTCGTCTGCAAGGCTGTCCACAGCCTGCTTGACGGCGGTTTTGTAGTCAAAGGCACCTGTGGCCACCTTGCCCCAGGCGACATCCAGCGTGCGCTCAAAGGCCCCGGAGACGGTGTTGGCCGTTGTGGCCGTGAGGTTCCGCCATGTGCCGCAGGTCTGCCGGGCACCGGCGTTGAGCAGGTTGTTCAGGGCCGCGCTCTCTTCAAAGGGTGTGGGCTCGAGGTTGTAGTGGTAATAGATGGCATCTTCCCGCTCCATGGCTTCGGTGGCAGCCTCTTTGAGCAGCCTGCGGATGGTGGCTTCGCTCTTGCCGCTGTACTTTGCCAGCAGCTTGACCACGTTCTCCCGCACCGCCTCGGTCTGCTGGTAGCGCCACAACTGCCAGTCGGCCGTTTCGGTGAGGGTACCCATTTTGCCGATGCGCCGGGCGACATCCTGTAAGATCTCATCCTCGACCTGCTGCGCCAGCTGCACAAAGGCATCCGGCATGGCATCGAGGTAGCTCGGCGGCAACATCAGGCACCTCCGAAGGTGAGCTGCTCATCGGTCTGGCTGTCAGCCTTGGCCTCTGCCGCCCACTGGTGGGCCTCGTCCTCGCTCAGACCATACCGGGCGGACAGATACCGGCAGCGGGGCACAAGCCCTGCCAGAGCGTCCTCCCGCAGCTGTGCGGTGCGCTCCTGCTCGCTGACAATGTAGCTGTCGTCCCAGTTGACCGAGATGCTGGTGTCCGGGTCCACATCTGCACCCAGCAGGTTCTTTGCCGCCCACAGGATGGCCCGCAGAATGCCGATCAGTGCCGTCTCAATGGGGATCTGGTTTTTGTTGGCGTTCTGCACAAGGTCCTGTCGGCTGCCGGTGTACTCGGTGGCGGTGGCCACCTTGCCCAGCTCAAAACTGTAGCGGTGGCAGCCAAGCCCGCACTTGAAGCTCATCATGTCCAGAGCATCCTGCACGGCCCGGTGGTTGTCCTCGGTGCGCAGGTCGGGGTTGTACTCCCGCCATGCGGCCGGCTGGTCGATGCTGCCTTCCGGTGCGGGCAGCTCGTAGAAGATCTGGCGGTGAACGGCATCCGGCGGCACAGCGTGCTCCACACCGTCCTTGTCCACCCACTTTTTGCACATGGAGCGGTCATAGAAAATTTTCTTGCCGCCCAGGCGGAGGTCCTGCCGGTAGTTGTCAAAGGCGTAATCCGCCATCTGGGCTGCGTCCAGCGCCTCGGAAAAGACGCTCATACCCAGCCCCATGCCGCCGTCGATGTTTTTGGCGACAGCCGGGCTGAACAGGCTGAACCATGCCGGCGCGCCGGTGACCGTGATGTGCTCCACCATGCCCGGCGGGGTCTTGGCCTTGGCAAATTTCGGCGTGCCGGAAACATCGTCCATCACCTCGAACCATTCATTCGTGATGGTCCGTTCGCCGCCCTTGCAGGTGTGGGTCTGCAGATAGACGGCGGGCTTACCGCCCATCACGCACTCGGACACAAAGGCGGCCTCGGTCACCACGCCCCGCTCCACGCTGATGGGCAGGATGCAGCAGGCGGGGTCATAGTCCAGCTGAATGCGCCCCTGCGGCGAGGGCAGGGCGTTCCCGGCGGCATCCACCGTCAGGCCTTCCACACTCAGCACAAAAGCACCGGTGCCGGACCAGTAGGCCTGCTCCACCAGCTTGTTGGCATTCTCCCAGAAATGCAGCTGCCGCAAAAGGCCGCCGGTCTGCTGCTCATCACTGCCCAGCAGGTAGGCGGCACTCTTTGCGTCGCCGATCTGGAAGGTGGTCTTGTCGTTGAGCAGCAGGTTTGCCCAGTCCTCGCAGACATGTTTCGGCATCCGCAGGGAAGCCAGACGCCGGGAAATGACGCTGCCGTCCGGGGCGTCCTCCTTCTGGTCGTGGATGTCGGGAACATCGCCCTTCCACCATTGCCGCCAGACTTCAATGTTGCCGTAATAATCCGCATCCAACTGCAGATGTTTGGTTTTGTTCAGATATTCGATAAAGGCCGAAACGTTCATCTTGCAGTCAGTCTCCTGTAATCACGCTCAATGGTGTACTCAAAGGCGTCGAGGGTGTCAATGTCGGTGGTGCCGTCGTCCAGACGCTCGTCCACGCCGGGGCGCTTCTGGCTCCACAGGGCGCTTGCAAGGGCGTCCCGCAGGGTGGCGGCCTCCGGCATATACCAAAAGCGCCCGCCGCCCATGAGAATGGACGTCAGGCGGATGCGGTCGATAATCTGAATTTTTGCGGAGTTATTCACCCGGTCGGCCAGCCAGTACAGTTTAGAGGCCCGCAGCCGGGTGCGGATGTGGTTGATCAGCGTCTGCTCGGCGCTGTCACAGAACATGTAATGGATCTCGCCGTACCGTGCGAACACGGCCAGGCAGAAGGTGAGCAATTGGTTGGCCAGGTAGTCGGCATCCTGGTTGCGGGGGTCCACCCGCTGGGATGCCAGCCCCACGACGCCGGAATAGTACGGCAAAATGCCCGTTGCCACAAAGGCGTGCTGTGAACCGTTGCCGCCGAAGTCCACCCCGATGTGCACCCGCCACGGCTTGCAGGGCTTGTCTGCGGGCCAGAGGAAGCGCTTGTCGTCGGCGGCGATGCTGTCCGCAAACGGGCGGTAGATGATGCCGCCTGCCGCTGCCCACTGGCCGAGAATAAACCGGTTGTAGTACACCGTGCCGGCATATTCTTTTTTCAGCTGCGCCACGAACTCCGGCGGCAGGGTGGGGTTGTCGTCGATGGTGTAGGCCTGACAGTAAATGTCAGCATCACTGTCGAGGAACCGCTTGAACCAGTGCTGGGGGTTATCCGGGTTGCAGGTGCCGTCAAAATGGCTGTGCGGGCAGGAAAGGCGGCTCTTGAGCATCTGAAAGACGCCCTCGTCCCAGGTGGTGATCTCGTCACCGTAGGCATACTCGAAGGCAGCGCCCTGAATGCGGGCAATATGCTTTTTGTTGTCAGCGCCCAGCACATACACCTTGCGGCCAAACAGCTGCACGACATTGCCGGCAGCCGAGGTGCGCACGACGCCCACCAGCTCCGCCCCCCAGAGGGCCCGCATGGGCTCCAGCACGTTGCGTTCCAGCGTGCCCAGGGTGTTGCCCAGCATGACCAGCAGGCCCTCGTCCCGGGCCGCAAGGATGCGCTGCGGGATGGTGACAGCACAGTCCAGATAGGTCTTGCCGGAGCGTGTGGCACCGGTCTTGATGTTCCAGCGGTGGGAGCAGTTGCGGAGAAACTCCTGCTGATACTCAGTCAATGGCACTGTCGATTCCTCCCAGCAGCTTGCGGGCATTTTCCAGCGTGTCGGCACCGGGATCCTCCTGCGGGACTTCCTCGCCCAGCATCTTCAGCAACACCCCGGCGGCGCGGGCATCGCCGCGCTTTGCGGCTTCGGCCATGCCCATGACCACGCTCATCTGGTTATCCACGTCCTCCGGGTCCACCTCATCCCGCAGCAGGGCATTCACCCGGCGGCGGTCGGTCTCCGGCAGGCTGAGGTAATAGTCGGCGGCTTCCTTCATGCTGCGTTTGCGGCGGCGTGCCTTGCCGGACGCAATGCCGCCCTGCTGGGCGATTTCTCTCTGTTCGCTCTCCGTTCGCTTGTTGAACGGGATAAGATTCTTCTCGTTGGACACGTCACCACCTCTCATGGTTCAGGTAAAGCAAAAGCCGCCCCGGAATGGGACGGCTGAGAATGTTCAAGATTGCCCGGCTGGTACATTCAGGCTGTTGGTCGGAAAAGGTGTTCCCCTGTCGCAGCCGGGCAGCACAAAGCCCGCAGGATGAAGGGAGTAAGGGACCTTTCCTGCGGGCTTCGGCAGTTTAAATTTTAGCAGAGGTTGACAGTGTTATCAAGTCCGGTCTGCTCCGGTTTGCTCCGGACTTTTGATGTCCAGCTGACGGACGGCGGCGCTGTGATGCTGGAACATCTGGCTGCGGGACAACCGGACGTAAACGGCGATCTTGTCCCAGTCCTCCAGCAGGACGTACCGGCGGAACAGGATCATGAAATCCACCTCGTTGTCCAGCTGACTGAACACGTCCATCAGCTCGGCGCGGATGGCGTCGCACACAGTGGACTGCGCTTCGGCAGCCTGCCGGGCTTCCTCGATGCGCTCCACCGCGCGGGGCAGTGCCTGACCGTCGCCCCCGCCGCCCGGCATGGCGGAATAGCGCTGGGTGGTGTGCATGGCTTCGGCCTCCAGCGTGGCCAGCTCGTCCAGCCGCAGCCGCTCGAACCGCTTGGCCGACCGGTACCGCCAGAGCCAGGCCTTTTTCTCTTCGTAGGTCATCAAACTTCCTCCACCCGGACGAACACCCCGCAGGGATCCGACCAGAACTTCTCCACGATCTCGCTGCACACCTGCGCGTCATCGGCCCAGAAGTGCAGGCGGGTCATCTCGTCCTTGAGGGCCTTTTCCAGGTTGTCGGTGTCGGGTTTGCTGGTGCGCCACTCGCCGCTGCGGCGCTTGCCCTCGGTGGGGAAGCACCACTTGACCAGAAGCCGCACCGGCTGGCCTGCCGGGATGGGCGCTTTGGGCGCATGGGGCGCGAGATACGCATGGAGCTTTGCGCGGGCGGCTTTCAGCTCCGGGCTGTCATGGAGCACCGCATGGGGCTGCCCGCCCTTCATGTAAGCGTGCAGCTGCTTTGCGTTGTGGGTGGTGGTGGGCGGCTGCATGGGGATGAAGAATTGCATGTACATGGGGTTCACCTCGTTTTTCTTTTTTGATTTTCAGGGCCAACGTGATGGGGAGGGGCTCCCGGATGGATGGGGCTGTGTACGCCCATCCTCCGGGATCCCCATCACACACGGACGGATTATGCTATTATATATAGGCATTTTCCGTCCCGGATCCGTAGGAAAATGCGGCATTTTCCGAAATCCGTAAGACGGACGCGGACGGATTATGCTGGCATTTTACCGTTTTTGTACTTCCTGTAAAACAAAATATTGCAGTTTGTAATCATCCATCCGAACCGGGTTCCTTGCGGCCCACGTCGGTGCCGTCGATCCAGTAACCGCCGTCGGCTTTCAGGCGGCGGCGCACGGTGTCCGGTTTCAGACCCATATACTCGGCCATGGCGTAGACGGTGACCTTGCCGTCCATCGTGCAGGATTCGTATGCGGTGGACAGCTCCACGGATTTGTTCTTGGCCAGCTTCTCCCGGCTGCCCCAGCGTTTTTCCGCGCAGCGTGCCGCAAAGCCTTTAACGTCACCGTCCGGCTGGAGATCTTCCAGCAGGCCGCTGTCCGGCTTGTGCACCGGGTAATCAAACCAGAGGTTGACCGGGTCGAACCGGGCAAACTCGCGGAGCGTGCCCTCGATGCGCCAGGCGGTCATGCCGTCGGTCTTTTTCTCGGCGGCAGCCACCTCGGCGTCGATGGCCCGCAGGTCGGCAAGGCCGAGTTTTTCCTTGGCAATGGCCAGCATCCGGGTGCGGCTGAGGGCATCGTCCGGGCCGTAGGCATCGGCATGGCCGCGCTTGTCCAGCATGGCCTTGATGACCCGGCAGGCGGCCTTGTTGTGCAGCTGCTGGCGGATAGCATCGGTTGGCACCAGTTCGGTCATGTCCAGCATGGCGTCCGGATCGCGGGCGAACACGCCGGAGCCGGACGCGCGGTCCATGCTGCGCTTGCCGCCCTGGGCACCCTTGGAGTGATGGTGGCAGTAGATGACGGCACAGTCCAGCTCCCGGCAGACCAGGTCGAACTGGTTGCAGAACTTTGCCATCTGGTCGGCCGAGTTCTCGTCACCGGTGATGACCTTATAAATGGGGTCAAGAATGACGGCGGTGTAGCCTTTTTTCTTTGCCCGACGGATGAGCTTGGGGGCCAGCTTGTCCATAGGCACGGACGCACCGCGCAGGTTCCAGATGTCAATGTTTTTCAGGTGCTCCGGCGGCAGGCCCATGGCGGTGTACACATCCTTGAAGCGGTGCAGACAGGAGGCCCGATCCAGCTCCAGATTGATGTACAGCACCTTGCCCTGGGCGCAGGAGAACTGGCCCAGCCACGGCTTGCCCTCGGCAATGGCGATGCACAGCTCGATGAGGGCAAAGCTCTTGCCGGCCTTGCTGGGGCCCGCCAGAAGCATCTTGTGCCCTTTGCGCAGCACCCCGAAGATGAGCGGGTCTGCCAGCGGGGGCAGGTGCTCCCAGTCGGCGGCGAGGTTCTCGGTGTCCGGTAGGTCGTCGGTCTCGGCTTCCAGCCAGTTCACCCACTCGTCCCAGCAGCTCTTGCCGAAATTGGTCTCCAGAAGCACCTGCCGCTTGTCGCCGCGCAGGATGCCGGGCATCCGGCTCAGGCGGCTGGGGTTGCGGTTCTGCTGGTCGAGGGTCAGGCCGTTTTTCTGGCAGGCAGCGTAGAGGTAATCCACCCGCTTGCGGTACTCGGCATAGTCCGGGGCGTCCACCTTGACGATGGCGTGGACGCTCTTGCCGCCGGAGTACACCAGCGCGGCGCAGGGCAGCTCCAGCTGCTTGATGATGGCCTGCTGCTTGCCCAGCTCCATGTTATCGCACTCCACAAGGGCGTAGCGGTAGGCGGTGACGTTGGCGTCCTTGCGGCCTGTGCCGTCCACGGGGTTGAAGCAGATCCAGGCACCCACCTCCGGGTCCCAGTCGCCCAGCACCTTGCCGAGATCCCCGCCGCAGGTGCCCAGTTCGGCAAGGAGCTGCCCGGCGGTGCGGGTCCAGCTGCCATTGGCCGGGCGGCGTTTGTCGTCGGCCATGAAACTCTCGGTGACATAGGCCACATACTCGTCCTCTTCAAACAGGGCCTGCAGGTAGCGCCTGAGCTGGTCCACAGGGTCCCACTGTTCCGGCAGGGCGAGATCGTGGGCTTCCACCCAACGGGGGTCTATCAGCTGGCCGTCTGTGTGGTTCGTCCCGGCGGAGATGTCGTCGTTCCAGTCCAGCGCATGGCCCGCCGGGCCGCTCCACCCGTGGGAGTAGGCCATCTGGAAGATGCTGCTCACCGTGACGGGGCTGCCCCCGCCGCCGTGGAAGCTCTCCCATTTTTTGACGCACTCGCCCTTGTGGTAGCGGCCGGCGTCCCGGGTGCTCCACTGCTCCCAGACGGTGACCGGCAGGCCGCCGTCCTTGAGGGCCATGCCCACCGCCACCCACTCGTCATAGGTCAGGGCGGACGGGCTGAGAAATTCCAGCGCTTCTTTGAGATCGTTTTCATGTTCCATGTGCGTTACCATCCAAAGTCCGTCGGCACGGCGGGCTGTGCGTCAGGCGTGAAGGTTTTGGGGTCCACGCCCTTGGGCACGCCGCGCCAGCCGCCGGCTGCAATGCGGTTGATCATGCGGCTGGCCGCGTCAAAGCTCCAGCTGCCCACATGCCGGAAGCCGTAGCGTTCCAGCAGGCGGATCTGCTTGGGCGTGGTCAGGCCCTCGGTCTGGCGCTTGTGCAGCCGGTCCAGCAGCAGGGCCGCCTTGCCCGCCGATTCCACCGCATCCGGCAGGATGCCCAGCTTTTCCAGCGCGGCGGTCTGCTTGTCGCTGGGCGGCCCGGCTTCCCACCCGAAAGCGGGCACATAGCCGGAGAGATCTTCGGCCTGGATGCTCATCTCGTACTGCAGCGGGTCCACCAGCTTTGCCTTTTTGCGGCGCTGCTCGGCCAATTGCTTTGCAAGGGCTTCTTCCCGCTGGGCCACCACGTCCTCGCTGGCCTGGGCGGCGGCCTCCTCGATGTCCTCCGGGCAGCCGGTCTCGGCCAGATGCTCGGTCATCTGGCGGGCCACAGTGCGGTCCTCACAGACCAGGTCTGCCGGGCGGCACAGCTCGTGCTTGTCGGTCATCCACAGGAAATCCAGCAACAGCAGGTCGGTCTTGCCCGGGGAAAGGCGGGTGCCGCGCCCCACCATCTGGCTGTACAGGCTGCGCACCTTGGTGGGCCGCAGCACCACCACGCAGTCCACGGAGGGGCAGTCCCAGCCCTCGGTGAGCAGCATGGAGTTGCACAGCACATTGTATTTGCCGGCGTCGAAGTCGGCCAGCACCTGCCTGCGGTCGTCGCTCTGGCCGTTGACCTCGGCAGCCCGGAAGCCGTAGGTGTTCAGCAGGTCCCGGAACTTCTGGCTGGTCTTGATCAGCGGCAGGAACACCACCGTTTTGCGGCTCTTGCAGCGCCGAGCCATTTCGGCGGCGATCTGCTCCAAATACGGATCAAGGGCTGTGCCCAGGTCGCCCACGGCGTAGTCGCCGCCGCTCATGGTCACGGATGTAATATCCAGCTGGAGCGGGATGGTCTGGGCCATGATCTTGCACAGATAGCCCTCCTTGATGGCGTCGGTCAGCTTGTACTCAAAGGCCAGGCTGTCGAACACCTCGCCCAGATTGCGCATGTCGCCGCGGTCCGGCGTGGCGGTGACGCCAAGCACCTTGGCCCCGCTGAAGTAGTCCAGGATGCGGCGGTAACCGTCGGTGATGGCGTGGTGGGCCTCGTCGATGATGATGGTGCCGAAATAATCCTGCGGGAAGCGTTCCAGCCGGGCGGTGCGCTGCAGGGTCTGCACGCTGCCCACCACCACCCGGAACCAGCTGTCCAGGCAGGTGGATTCGGCCTTTTCCACGGCGCTGACAAGGCCGGTGGAACGCTGCAGCTTGTCGGCAGCCTGTTCCAGCAGCTCGCCCCGGTGCGCCAGAATGAGCACCCGGTCCCCGGCACGCACCTGATCGGCGGCCACCGACGCGAACACGATGGTCTTGCCGGTGCCGGTGGGCAGCACCAGCAGGGTGCGGGCATGGCCGTTCTCCCACTCGGTGTGGATGGCATCCCGTGCGGCCTGCTGGTAGGGGCGCAGGGCTTGCGTCTTTGCCATTTAAAACGCCCCCTGTGTCCAGCCGTGGGCAGGCGCGGCCGTGGGCTCCGGCGGCGGCAGGAAGCGGGTCACCTCGTTGCTCTGGCCGGTCTCGCCTGCGTGGGGGCCGCTCTGCTTGGTGTACTCCCGGATGCCGAGGCGGCACAGGCCCTTGCTGCCCACCACCTCGTTCCAGCGGGGGCGGAAGGTCTCGCCGCGCTTGCACTGGCCGATGCTCTCAAAGAACGCGCCCAGCAGGCCCTGGGTCTTGGTGTGCAGGTACAGGCGGTGGGTGACGGTGGCGTCGCCCTTGGCCCCGCCGAACACCTTGATGGTCAGCTTTGCCATGGAGCAGGGCGGCAGCTTGGCACCGCCCTCGTAGCGGGCACGCTCCATGCCGGTGACCTCAAAGGCATAATCCCCCTCCGGCAGCAGGACGAACTCCTGCTGTTCGTTGGTAAATTCGTCATCCCAGCCGAATGCGCGGCCTTCAGTGTTCATGTCATTCATAAGTAAATTCTCCCTTCAAAAAAACTCCTTCAGTCAACACCTGACGGTGCTGCCAGCTCCCTCTGAGAGGGAGCCTTATCAAAACGGCAGGTCACGGCTGTCCAGCACCATCTGGAGCACCTGGGACCATGCGGCCACCAGACAGCCCTCCACGAAATCGGCGGGGTAATCCCGGATGGGCATGTCCTCCGGGAAATACCCGCGCTGGCCCACAACGGCCTGCAGTTCTTCCGGGGTGACGTTGTTGGCGCTCATGAGCGGGGCCAGCTTTTCCGGCACGCCAAGCGCGATCAGGTCCGGCGTGAGCAGGGCGGGCGGCACTTCCTCGTGAGGCGGCTGGGGCTGCGGTGTGGGGCTGGGCAGGATGTCGGCATCCGGCTGATGTTTGGGCTGCGGGGCAGGAGCCGGGGCGTGCTGCACCGGCGTCTGGGTAGCTGCCGGTGCGCTGCCGCCGGGCAGGCAGTGGGCAATGCTGGCGTACTCAAAGGGCACTTCTTCCGGCAGGCCGAAGCGGTTCTTGGCGTCCCAGCAGGGGTGATGGGTGGTGTACAGCACCCGGCGGCCGCCGCTGGCCTTGTTCTTGGCGTTGGGGCCGCTGCCGGCCTTTTCCACCACGGTCTTGTAGTTGGCGAACAACAGCATGTCGCACCACTCCCGCAGCAGCGGGGCCACCTGCTTGCTGGTTTTCATGCCCCAGCGGTCGTAGTTGCCCACGGCGTCCGGCTGCTCAAACTTGGTGATGGCGGCATGGGCCAGCACCACCACATTGTGGCCGGCGTTCAGCACCTCTTCCAGGGCATCCAGCAGCTTGCTGAACTCCTCCTTGACGTAGGTGTAGCCCTTTCCGTAGCCAAAATCCTCGATGCCGTTGACCTTGGCACGGGCGCACACCGCCTGGATGCACAGGCGCTCGGCCCAGTCGGCGGTGTCGATGACCAGCGTGCCGCAGGGCACACTGCCCTTGCGCACCTCTGCCACCTCGTCCAGCAGCATCGCCCAGCTGGTGGGCTGGGGCAGGCGGGCCACATTCAGCCGCTTGGTGCCGCCCTCGGTGTCGATGAACACCGGATCCGGAAAATGGGAGGCAAAGGTGGATTTGCCAATGCCCTCCGGCCCGTAGAGCACGGTTTTGACCGGCGCGGTCTGCACGCCGGTGGTCACGGAATACTTGCTCATTTAAAACGCTCCTTTCGTCCAGCTCTTGTTCGGCTGGGGCTTTTCGGCGGGCGGCTCGGTGCCCTTGACCATGCCGTCCTCGATGATGATCTGGCATTCGCTGCCGGTAGACACGCGGGTTGCAATGGCCTGCAGGCCCTCGGCTTCCAGCCAGGCTGCAAACTCGGTCAGGGTGGTCATGTCCATCTGCTCCAGCTTGTCCAGCAGAACAAAGCCGCAGTCCGGGTTCAGCCGCCGCACGATGGCGGCGGCCACCCGCAGCTGGTCACTGCCGGACATATCCCTCCAGTGCTTGCCTTTGTAAGTAAGGACGCCGTCCTCCACGCTCAGCCCCGGCAGCGGCAGGTCTGCGCCGTTCAGCAGGGCCATGCGGTCTGTACGCTTCTGCTGGATGGATTCGGTCAGGCGGTCGTACTCGCTGGCGTACTGGGCGGCCTCGTCCTCGGCGCGGGCCTTTTCGAGGTTGGCACGCACCTTGCGGTTGGTCTCCTCGATGTCCCGGATGGACGCTTCCAGTTCGGCGGTGGATTCATCCTGCAGCTGCTCGGCGGATTTACTGGCTTCCATCGCCTGCACGAACAATGCCGTGTGCTTCTTGCTCACTTCCTCCCGCCGGGCGGTCAGCTCGGCGATGCGCTCATCCAGCCGCTGCATCTCGGCCATGGCCTCATCCCGCTTGCGGGTCAGCTCCTGCGCCTGCCGGCGCTTGCGCTGGTTCTCGCCGTTGCGGGCAAGGATGTCCTGCTGCTGGCGGATGAGGTCGGAGGCGCTGACCGGCTCGTCCGGGGCTTCCGGGTAGGAGATCATTTCCTCGGCAAAGTGCTTTTTCTGGGCGGCCAGCTGGCCGGTGAAGGTGCGCTTGTCGTACAGACCTTTGATCTCCAGATCCCGGGTGTGCAGCTCGGCCCCAATGCCGATGATGCGCAGCAGGATGTCAGCCTTTTCCTTGTCGCTGGCGTCCATGAAGCGGGGCAGGTCGAGGGCCAGCGGCTCCACAAAGGCGTTGAGCAGCTGCTGGCCGCTGCGGCGGCCCGTGGGGTCGGTGACGGTCAGGCTGGCATTTTTGCCCTTGCGCTCCACCACCACGCCGTTGGACAGTGTGACCTTGAGGTGCGCAGGAGCGATAGCTCCGTCCCGCTGTGCGGCGTCCGGACGGAAACGGTCCCCGCCCAGGGCCCATGCCAGGGCATCCAGCACGCTGGTCTTGCCCTGATTGTTGTTGCCGCCCACGAGGGTGAGCCCGGTGGGTGACGGGGTGAGCGCAACGGCCTTGATGCGCTTGACGTTCTCGGCTTCCAGCGCCGTGATCTTTACAGACATTGTGATACCTCCCCTTGAATTTGTCCCAGTGTACGGATGAGCTGATTGGCGACGGCTTCCCGCTGCTCCTGCGGCAGCTTGCGGAGGGACGGAATCACCATTTTGCCGATGTTCTGGAAAGAACGGTCGGCCAAAAGTACGTTGTCATAGGAGCTGTGGGCATCCTGTTCGCTGCCGGAAGGGGCCTGTTCCAGCTGTGCCCGCAGGTCGGCGGTCATCTCGGCGGCTATTTCCCTGGCCTGACGCTCCACCTCTTCCTTGTCCACCACCGCGGTGATGGGCTGCTTCTTGAGTGCATCATTCTCGGCCTTGAGCTTGTCGCCCCGGAGCTTGGCCGCTTCGGCCATCTGCCGGGACCCCTCCAGCTGCTTCTCGGCCTCCTGCGCCCGGGTTTCGGCCTTGCTCTGCAGCTTCCAGGCTTCTTCCTCGCGGGCCTCGGCTTTGTCTGCACGGTCTTTTTCCTGCGAGACCTTCAGGCCCAGCCGGTTGCAGTCTTTGGCGGTGCTCAGCTGGTCGGCGCGGGCCTTGTCCCGCTCGGATTCGGCCAAGTCGGCACGGGCTCGTTCCCGGTCTGCCTGGTTCATGGCCTCCACCCGGTCGGTGCGGAGCTGCTGGTTTTCCTTGAGCAAGTCCTGATAGGCTTTGTTCGTGGGAATCTCGCCGTTCTTGACCTTCTCCACCAGCTCCACCGGGGCGCTGGGCTTTGCCACGGCGTACAGCAAGGTGGGCGGCAAGGCTTCCAGAATGGCCCGCTGCCGGGGGCTGCTGTCAGCCAGCAGTGCGGAGACTTGCAGCAGCCGGTAGGCGCTGTCTTTGGTGATGCCAATGTGCAGGCACCATGCACGGAAACTGTCCTCTCCACGGTTGCCGTGCTTCGAGTTGTCGCATTGTGCGACAACTCCGCACAGCTCATCGTGTGCCAGTGCAATGTTGTCACCCATGTAAACAAGACCCTTTTCGGCCAGTTTCTTGCCGTGAAGATATCCGTTTTCTGCAAGATGCAGGGTCGCCACGGTCTGCTCAGGCAGGCCGGAATAATCAAACCCCGGGCACTTGTCTTCCCGAATGAAAGTCAGGGGCTTGTCCTGCATGGCACCAGCTGTCGATACAGAAGAACCGTCCGCCGATGCGGCAGGGGCCGATTCGCAGTTCTGCAGGGATGTCGCGGGGGGTGATGCGCTTGCATCCGCCCCGCTCTCCGAGGTGGTCGGCGTTGCCGCTGTGGCAGTCGGGACAGCATCCTCTGCCGTAGTCACAGCAGCACCCGCATTCTGGGCAGTTGCGCATGTGGCGGCCTCCTTTGCCTTTTTGATATCAGTCAGAACCTTTTCCATTTCCTGCTGCGGGGTCATGTCCTTGCGGCTGCCGTCCGGGTTGAAGAAATGTTCAAACAATGCCGCTTTAGCAGCAATGCCCTTTTTGTTTTGAGCACAGTACAGCGCGTATTGGTAGCGACCATTGTGGCAGTATTCTGTGGCGCGAATTTTGTCTCGAGAAAAGTGCCCGGTCAGCTCGCCCAGTGTGAAAGTCTCCTTGACCCATGCACTGATCTGCTCCAGAAAGCCGAAGTCCAGGCTGACCACAGAGCAGGTGCATTTGTCCTTGGTGGAACCGATGAACTGGGAAGCATAGGAGAGCGTTTTGCTCATGCGGCATTCATAACCCTTGGTCTTTTGCTCTAAGTTCTTGGCCTCCTCGTTCCACTCGTAGTTACCCCACGACAGGACGTAAGGGCAGCCATAGCATTCATGGCCCGGGCCGTACCCTTCCAAGCGGTTGCCGGTGTTGTCGGCATTGGTGGACTTTTTCACCCGCCGCCCACACTTGCAGATGTAGGTGCTCATACCCGCACCTCCGTGTCCTTCAGGCGGTCCAGCATCTCGGTGAGCAGGACCCCGGACAGCGGCTTGATGTCGCCGCCACGCCAGCCATAGCAGAAGATGGTGCCGCACAGGGGCTGGCCGCGCACCACACGGTTGACCGGCTGGCCCGCCGTGCGGAAGAACAGCACCGCCGGGGTGCGCGGGAAGATGTAATGCTCCACCGTGCCGCCAAGCCGGGCCTCCATAGCGGAGAGGGTGTCCGGCAGATTTGCCGGTTCCGGGGCGCGGCCCGGTTCGATCAGAATACCTTTCATGCTTGTAAAAACCTCCAAAGTGTGTTATTCTTCGGGGTGATGGGGAGTAGAGAATCCATCACCCTTGGGCTCGTCCGTGCTGCGAACACGGGCGGGCCTTTTTGGTTTGCGCGGTAGGCTGTCCACCTCACTGCGGGGGATGTACTCCCGCTGGATGGTGTACTTGACGTGCTGCCTGCCGTCCTTGAGCCAGTGGCAGACGGAAGCGGCAAAAGAATTTGCGCTGGCGTAGCCCAGCCGCCGGGCGCACATGGCAGCCGTGCCGCTGGCCAGCAGGCCACCGCTCTTGGCGTCCCAGACCGTATACCAAAAGGCATTGTTGACAAAGTCAGCCATGGGGGATGTCCTCCATGAGCCGCAGCACACCTTCCAAGTCCTCAAGCACGAGAACATAGACCTCAATTCGTGCTTCGAGCTTGTAAAGCTCAGACGCCCAGCGGGTCGTTGTCATAGCATTGCTGTCTTGCTGGCAGAGCTGCCCGTACTTCTGCTGCAGGCTCTCGACGTACTCCTTGGCGGTCATGCGTCGGCCTCCTTTGTGAGCTTAAGGACACGGTCGAGGATTCTGCCCTGTGCCTCAAGCGTCCGGACAGTGCACTTAAGCGCCCAAATTTCGGCGTCCAGCAGCTTGTCCTTTGCGTAGAGCGCCAGAGTGTACAGCAGGTTGATGAGCTTCTTTTTCAGCATCAGCCCACCTTCTTCCGGCTCTTCACGGTATTCTGGGGCTCCTTGTGGACTTTCCGGCGGGCCTGCTCCTCGGCGTCCTGCACGGCAAAGCTGATGCGCATCAGGGCAAGGGCCGCCAAAATCAGCACCATGGCGGTGACGAACTCGCCGTCGGTGATCGTGCCGCCCAGCTGGGCCCCGCCCTCAATGCCCATGGCGTACAGCAGGCCCACGCCCAGAGCGGCGGCGGCCAGCACCTGCAAAACGGTGGATTTAATCTTCATGTTCATGCTCCTTTCTCAAACTTCGGGAAGAAATACTCTCCGATCTGCTCCTGCGGGATGTGAAGCGCGCGGCAGATGCCGTCAATCTCTTCCCAGTTCCATGTGCCGCAGCTCTCCGGCGCGGCAAAGCGCTTGCGCAGCGTGCGGGGCACGATGCCTGCCTTTGCGGCCAGCTCATCCGTGGTGATGTCCTGATCTTCGGCCAGCCGCCGGAGTTTCAGAAACTGTTTCTTTGCCATTGGGTCAGTCCTCCTTTTCCTGACGGCCTTCAATGATGGCGGAGAGTGCAGCGTTGAATTCGCGCTCTGCCTTCTTGGGCTCGTAGTGACCGTTCAGCACTTGGGAAATGTATTTCGGATTCTTTCCCAGCTGTGCGGCCAGCTCTTTGCCGGTGACACCGGCGTTGTGCATTTTTCCAACAAGCTCACCTGTCCATTGTGCAGGCATACAATTCTAACCTCCTTCAGCTTAAAAACTTGACTTTGGTTAGAATTTGCGGTAAGATGATGGTGCTAACAATTATCCAGCGCAAATTCTAGCCTGAGCCATTCAGTTGATTCCGGGCTTGTTTGCTAACCGGATTCAACTGTGACACTATGATATCTGAATTTGGTTAGAAAGTCAATGAAATTTTCTGAATTTGGTTAGATTTGGCGCTCTGCACAAAAAGGGGCGTTGAAAATTGTGTTTTATGACGTATACAGTGAACTGTGCCAGGAAAAGGGCGTGAGCTGCAGTCGTGCCGCAAAAGAAATTGGTCTGAGTAACTCGACCGTCACGAAATGGAAGAATACCGGGGCTGTTCCTTCTGGCGATACCCTCGCGAAGGTTGCGGCCTACTTCGGAGTGTCGGTGAATGACCTGATTGGCGAACAAAAAAGCCCCGCCGGGCGTACCGGTGGGGTTTCGGAGGATGATATTAAGTTTGCTCTCTTTGGCGGTGGCCCTGTGACAGATGCCCAGTATGAAGAGGTCAAGCAGTTCGTCCGGTTCATAAAGGAGCGGGATGCAAATGGGAACAAGGGCTGACTTTTATAAAGTTGCGGCCGAAAATCATGTGGAAGTCTTGCGCTATCCAATGCCGATCATTGGCAGTATGTCAACGGAGGTCAATGGGGCGTGTTATATTGGGCTGGACAACTCCAAGCCCTGCACTTATGCAGAAGAGCAGGCACGCATCGGGCATGAGCTCGGCCATTGCCTGTATGGAGGATTTTATTCCATGGCCACTCCGTTTGATATTGTGGAGCGGCATGAGGTGCGGGCGGATCACTGGTATATCCGGCACGCTATTCCGAAACAGGTCTTGTTTGACTTGTTGAAGCAGGGCCGTGATGCCGATGAAATTGCGGAGATCCTGGACACGACGGAGGAATATGTCCGGCGTGCGTACTACTATTACAAGGAAAATGAAAACTTAACTGAGGAGGAATTATATGGGTAGAAAACTTTCTCCCTATGGTCGCAAAGAATGGCACAGGAAGCATTCTGGCAATAAAACAGTACACAAGAGCATTGATGCCGTTTTCCGTGGAGCAGGAGCGATTGGAGGAGCTGCGTCAAAGATGCCCTCCGGAAAGACTGGCCTGAATGTTCCGATAAAGTTTGTTTTTATCAGTCTTGCGGTTGGATGTCTTGGGTTCTTTATCGCATCAGCATCTTGTGGACTTGGGATGTCTTTCGTTTGCGGCGTTGTCGTCTTTTGGGTTGCACTCTCGATTTTCAGCATGATCCACGGAACTGCAAAGGGCATCAAAGACGGGTATCTGCAAGGCGATGCCGAAGATTCTGATGATGCAAAGCAAATTTATACACCCAACCCTGAATGGATGGGTGAGATGGATCTGGTTGATTCTCGGAAAAACGCAAAGATTCTGGCTCCGCAGTTCCTAAAACAGGCGCGAGAGAGTGCAAGAATCCTTGAAACAACAACAGACCCGGCCACGTTCTTTATGAGATACGACTTTTGCGTTGGGCGACTGCTGGAACTGGAAAAATGCAAAAGGTATGGTGCACCAGTGAGCGCAACTGCTGATCTGAAGAAATATCAGAATCCTGTATTCCGGGAAGCGGCGGTGAATGAGATCATTCACCGCACAGCGGAAAAATACAGTGTTAAAATCAGGAGCTTGAAAACAACAAAGGCAAAGAAAGGTTGGGCAGAAAAATACCACCAGGCATTTGTTCCGTTTCTGCAATACATGAGTGATGCGCAAAAAACAGAGCTCGGCGAGGCGAGCGCAGAGCTTTTTGCCCTTGCCGAAAGTAATTCCTTAGAAGATGTATAAACAAAAACGCCCCACCGGCGGCAACCGGTAGGGCGTCAAAGAGTGGCTTGCTCACGAGGAACAATACCAGCCTAAGCAACTGTTATTGTACCACCTCCGGGCAGGCTTGTCAAAGTGTACCCATGGAGGTGTATTTTTATGGGATTGCGAACCAATACGGCGGTCTGGCTGCCGAATCAGCAGCGCTGGCAGATCAAGGTGCAGAAGGACGGCGTGCGCCGCACCTTTACCAGCACAAAGGCCGGCCGCACCGGCCAGCGGGAAGCGAACCGCAAGGCGGACGCCTGGCTGGATGAGGGTATCAGCAGCACCACAAAGCGCTGCGTGGACGTGTGGGCCGAGTACATGGTCTCGGTCAAAGCCACGGGCGGCACCAGCAACATTGAGCAGGTGGAGAAGTTTGGGCGCAACTACATTTTGCCGGTGATTGGACAGCGCCGGATCGGCGACCTGACCACCGGCATGCTGCAGGACGTGCTGAACCGCTCCTATAAAGAGGGCTGTCTGAATCCGGACAGCAAACGCAAGAGCCGGGGCAACCTGTCCCGCAAAACGCTGCAGGGCATCCGTGGCGTGGAGGTGGCTTTTGTCAAGTGGGCACGCCAGCACAAGTACACAGCCCTGCGCCCGGAGGACGAGGACCTGACCGTGCCGAAGGGTGCCCGCCTGAAGGGCCGGAAGATCCTGCAGCCGGACAGCCTGCGGGTGCTTTTGTCCACCGACACCCGCGTTGTGCGTGGAAAAGTGGAGCAGGATGAGAATGTGCACGCCTACCGCATCGCGGTCATGACCGGCTTGCGCCCTGGTGAACTGCTGGGCCTGCGCGTGGGCGATCTGGATGGTGACCGAGTGCACATCGGGCGGGCCATCAACCGCCAGAACGAAGAGACCAGCGGCAAGAACGAGAATGCCATCCGAACGGTGGTGCTGCACCCTCTGGCTGTGGCCGAGATCCGCGCCCAGATGCAGCAGCGCACGCAGGAAGAGGAACGCCCCTTGCGGGATGATGACCCGTTGTTTCTGCTGTCCAACCAGCAAAGCCTGTACAACTACTGGAAGTTCTACCAGCGTTGCAACGGCATCGACCCGCCGGTCAGCCTGTACGAGCTGCGGCACACCTTTGTGAGCATGATCGAGGACGCCGTGCCGCCCGCCCAGCTGCGCCGCATCGTGGGCCACAGCAAGAGCATGGACACCTACGGCTGGTACTCCCACGCCGTCACCGGCCGCGATGACGCCACCGCGCAGGCCGTCTCCGGCGTGCTGTCCGAGTACGCGCCGTGCCCCGAAAAATAACCCACTTTGCAACCCACTTTTAATGTTCGAGCCGTTCCGGCGGTGCATCGCGCGTTCCGTGCCGTGCTCGAAAAGTGGCTTGAATGCTGCATTTTCTGACACGGCAGGAATGGACAGGCCGAAAGAATAGTTGTTCGAATCCACCCGCGCCCACCAAAAAAGTTCAACGTATGAAAGTGCGTTGAACTTTTTGTTTTGCACAATTTTCCGGCGGACACAGCGGGTGGATGAGAACAGCTGCGGCGCTGTCGCCAAAGACAGCGCAAAAACAGCCCTGCGGGCTGTTTTTAGCAGCGCGGCTCGCGTAAT